CAGTTGAACCTTCAATTGGAACTCTGCTGCTTCTGTTACAGGTATTCCCACCTCTGCCTCGCAGGGAACCTCGTCGGGTGAGGTAAACTTGATCTGATTGTAGCTAGGAAGGTTGACGATAGGTTGGCAATCTGGGGCCAGCGGGGTGCAGTAATCAAATCCTTGGTTGATCTGTTCTAGCAAGGGGAAGTAACACGGATAATTATCTGGCTTGAATTGGGCAGAAAGGGTGATCTTTTCTGCAAAGTTGGATAGCCAAATGTCTCCTCCAATGATCTGCTTGCGGATAAACGGAGATGACTTCTCTGACCATGTATGCCTCTTGGTAGTAAAGAAGCTCTTGATTTTTACATCTCCAAGGCTGATGGAATAGTCATCTCTTCCACCCTGCTTTAGCTCGTAAATGCGGTTTACGTTGTCTTGGTCAAAGGAGAACGCAAATGCCCTTTGGACGGAGTTGATCTGGGCAGTCAGGAGTTGGGTAGGTTGCGGCCCCTCCCATAGACCATCCCACCTAAAGGGTAGTCCAGCGTTAGGGGCATCTTGGGCAACACGATCAACGTCTAGCACAATCATGGCCCTGTGGGGGCGGTGAAGTCCAACAGTCGATGGGCTTCCAGTGGAAACGGTAAAGGGCGATACAGTGGCAATAATACGGTTATCAAAGAACATCCCGCTGGCAAATTGCCTCATCCAGCCAGTGTCTTGATTGACCCAGAAATTCATTTCCCTTGAGATTTTCCTGAATCCCAACCCACTGGAAAAGTCCACTTGGGAGTTATTATACAATGCCCACCCGTCATCGGAACGGAAATATGTCTCGTTGTTGATTCCCGTCACGCTCCAGGGTGATCTGCATCCACGCCCGATAAGGGAAACCTTCTGGATGTTGTTTGCTTGCCATGTTGTTCTCGGTTGGGAGAGATCAAGGGTAAAGCAGCCTCGTTCGCAAAATACTACAAGCTCACCCTGCCCTCGGACATTGATGTTCAGGGAGGGCATAACCCTCATTCCAGTAATCAGACCAAGGTTGGCAGGAGGAGTAAATGATCCACCTTCAGCCCAATAGGTTTGTTCTGTAAAGTTTTGGGTATTTGTAGTGTCAGTAAATCCGTTTCCGTAAATAATGTCAGAAACGTAAATATTGTTGTTTGGATCACTGACAGCAACCCTTCCATAAGCATATGCCATGATTGTACCAATAGGCATCTGTTGCTTAACAGGATTAAGCCTAAATATCGCATTGGGAGATGCTGCTGTCTTTGTTGGATTGGTTACAGAAGTCGTAGCAATATTTGACCAAGGGGTATATGAGCCATCGGGATATACGCTTCTTACTTGGAATGAATAAAGCGTAGATGACGCTGCAATTTGAAATGTATATGATACTTGGCTTGCTGGAATTATAGCAATTGTAGTAAATGGATTTGATCCAGACTGTGATTGGATTTCAGTTGTTGTAGATCCATTGGCATTATTTGTCCAAGTCAGTTGAATATTTGCTGTTACTTGTCCTTGGGCTTGTAGATTTGTTGGCTTGCCAGAAAGATCACCACTCCATGCAATCGGATCTTGGTATCCATTTTGTATATATACCCAATTCTCTGCCTGAACAAACCATGTATGCATCATGGTTGGATCATTGCCATCAATCAGTTTGTAAAGGTATCCAGTGCCATTGATTATGGCTATGTAGTAAATAACACCAGCAACGGAGCAAATTATTCCATCCTCACTTCCAGCAGATATGGAGCTATATTGTATTGCACCCTGGAAGTTTCCTGTTTGGAAATCAGAAAGAATTGTGGGGTCTTGTCCATATGCAACTTGAATATCAAGTTCAATGAACGGCGGCCTTGTGGAGTTTGTTGCACTCCTGAATGCCCTGTTTACAGCTGTTGATAGGAACCCGTCTGGTAGGTACGAAGGATTTGTATCCCTGTCACAAGCGAGAGTCAGGGTCTGCCCAGCAAAGACTCTCCCATCTTGAGACATTAGGTTTTGATGCAGTAAACCATTGCAAGGTTTACAGGACGAGTTTCTGATCCGTAGCGAGGAGTACCATTAGTTCCATCGGTAATCTCACTGGTTGTTACTCTAGCAAGATTAACCAATCCAGCACCAGATCCAGCACCATATGAATTTACAGTTGTGGTTCCAGAATAGTTATGTTCGTGACCTTGGAATTCATCTGCTTGGATGGTTCCGATTGTTCCAGAGGCATAAGTAATGCCGCTAGATGTTTGTGTTCCAGATCCACGAATAAACAATCCAGAAAGATTAGGAACAGCAAAAGTTCCAGTGCTTCCTCCATAGGTATTTGCAAGCAATGCACCAAGCGTTGGATATGCAGCAACAGTATAAATGCTACCATCGCAAAGCAGCCAACCCGTAGGAACGGTTCCACTTGTTACGTTGTATGCAAAAGGAAGAATAGCACCAGAAGGAACTGCTGTAATTCCAGCAATAGTAGAGGCCGATTGAGCAATTGGATTACCAAGGGCATCAAAAGTAACGATGTTACCAGGTGAAGAAGAAAGTTGTGCAACTGATCCTGAATTGTTCCTATAAACAAGTCCTTGATTTGGAACAATGCTCTCAATGGTTCCCCAACTTGCCGTCGAGCCTCCTGCGGATACAATGGGGAAGCTGACCTCTGTGGTATAAGGAGTTGTTGCAGGGGGCTGAAAAGCAACAAGCTGACCAGTAGGAGTAGTGGCCTGAAGATTTACAGAAGATGTTGCGGTAGCTTGATTTGATCCGCTGCCAATAAAGATTGGATTCGCAGTAGTTCCATCAGCCCAAGAAGCAAGTGCTGTGCTTGGATTGTAAAATAGGATGCTATTGGAAGAAAGCGTAGGGATGGTATATTTACAGGAATTGGAGTCCTCACCAACAACACGCACAATATTTGCCTGACCTAGCGGTGTGCAAGCAGTAGGGAAATTTGGGTTACAGGCAGGAGGAGCGTACTGGACGGTATTGCATCCACAGCCCCCACCCCATCCATAGTTGTTATCGCAGCAAGACATAATTCAGTGGTTTATAGTTCAGTTCAGGGTTTTATTCAATAAAATTATCGCATCCTACGGGCTTCAATTGTTCCATATGCCGTAGGTGCAGTTCCAGTAAATGCAGCAGTTGCCACAAGATAAAGAGTTACAGTGCCACTTAAATTTACTCTAGATGTTTTAGTGGCAAGCAAAAGATCACCACCAAGCCCAAGGGTTGTTGATTGAGAGCTTGCATTTGATGTGCTTATCAATGAAGCAAAAGTATCATATGAGTTTGATGCAACATTTGTGGTTGAAGTAGACGGAACCGTTAATGCATTGTTGGCAGTGCTAATTCCACCCCTTCCAGTTGTCATTGTAGTTGAAGAAAGGTGAATATTTACAGATGCACTTACATCCCAATCTCCTGCTGTTAATGAAATTGAAGTGATTTGATATACAGTTCCAGTCGTAGTTAATGTAACGGCTGAAGCGGAGGGAATATTTGAATATACCCATTCTCCAACAAACCCAGAAGCAGCCGATGATCCATCGGTAACTCCTTTAATGCCAGTTTGCCATATGGGTGCAGTAGCTCCACTATTAACGGTCAAAAGCTGGTTTGCTGTACCAATTGGTAGAGTAGTTGTTGTGCTTGCTGCTGTTTGATATGGAAGCGATCCTGCTGCCCCATTATAGATATTTGTAGCAGTAGTTGCAGTTGTTGCTGAGGCTGCATTTCCAGCAAAAGAACTTGACCACACGGGAGCAGTAGCTCCTGCATTTACAACAAGTGCTTGTCCAGCCGTTCCAATTCCAAGTTGCGTTGTTACTCCAAATCCAGTTTGAAATGGAATAGATCCAGCGGCCCCGCTTGCAAGGTTTGTTGCAGTCGTGGCAGTTCCAGCAGCAATTGATGATTGATTTACCCAATTCGGCGAAGATCCACCATTACTTTGTAAAATCTGACCAGGGGTTCCAATTCCAGTAAAAGCGGTAATGCTATTAGCTGCTTGATATGGTATTTTACCAGCAGCACCTCCAGCAAGATTTGTAGAACTTAATGAATTACCATTAAGATTTCCAATTATATCTTGGGTAAAAGTATTTACTCCTGTAAATGTTTGATTTGCAGAAAGTGTTGCAGGATTAGTAATATATGGAGAAGAACTTACATAAGCAAGTTGACCAGAGGAGTTTCTAGCAACAAGATAGGTTGTATTATTTGGAGTAATCTGCTGAAGATTTGGAAGGTAAAGAGGAAGTTGTGCAGATCCATCAGCCCAATATGCTTTGCTTCCATCGTAAACAAAGAAAGATGGATTCAGTGGCGTATTCAGTCTATTGACTTGGTTTCCGTTTTGCCACACAAGCGGCCCTTGGCCCTGACCAGTAGGAGGGATGATGCTGATTGGCACTGAAGGAGGGCAAGGCATAAGTTGTGTTATTTAAGGGTGTTTCTGCTGTTTTTGCAAGCTCGGTTATGCGGTGTACGTCCCAGAAGAGTAAAAATAGTGCATCACATACCCGTTGCCATTGGTGGCACGAATTGTTCCAGTGGCATCGGAGCCAGGATCTGATGCCATTGTATAGGTAAAGGTGTTTTTGCTTGTGTTCTGTATGACAAATGTTCCGTTGTATTCAGATGGAGTTGCTCCACTGATTGTTACTGAATCCCCATTTTGAAACTCGTAATTCTGTGTGGTTGTGGCTATTGCTGTTGTTCCAGAGTGCGTTAAAGAAACAAGAGTCGTGTATTTGGAAACGGCTGTAATTGTTCCTGTGGCGTTTGATGCAGGGGTAGATAGCATCGTATATTGAAAAGTTTTCCCATCTACAACAAGGATAGAGAATGTTCCATTGTATGCTGATGGAGTTGCACCAGAAATTGTAATCAAGTCACTAGTTGAAAATCCTGTATTTATGGAAGACATAGCAGTTGCTTGCGTTCCAGAATGGGTAAGAGATGTTATTGGAACTGATGAAATCACAGTTCCTCCAGTTCCTCGCTGTGGGCCACGGTAACGGATTACAACAATTCCGCTTCCTCCTACTCCTCCACCGCCTGTATAGGGGCCACCACCACCTCCACCTCCAGTATTATTTAATGCAGAATCACCAGACCCTTCAAATTCAGCACCTCCATTTCCACCTCCATAATTTGTAGCTCCTGGGCCAATAACAATGGAATAATCCAATGATCCTCCACCACCTCCACCTCCGCAATAGTTATTTCCATCATACCAAGTTAATCCATCGCCTCCACCCCCTGAAGCTAAATTTAATCCATTTTGACCAGTTGCATAAGCACCACCTCCACCTCCTGCTGAAACTTGATAAGCGAGTCCTTGCCAATATCCATTACCGCGATTTTTTCCTTGAAATCCAATTGCTTGATAGCCTCCGCTTACCCCAGTCCCGCCACCACCACAGGCTCCGTCACCTCCACCTGTAGCACTGCCAGTAAGTAGAATATCATAAGATCCAGTATCACCAGATGCCCCTTGTCCTCCAGGTAATGCAACTTTTGATTCAAAAGTAGAAGATGTTGCCGATACACTTGGGGTTGCACCATTTCCAACAACTATGGGATATGCAACTGTTGAAAACAAAGGAGAATAGGTATTCAAATAACCACCAGCCCCGCCCCCGCCCCCAAGGTTATTTCCACCAGCCCCGCCACCTCCCACAAGAAGTGCTTGAATGTAGTATTGCGATAATGCAGAACCACCAACTTTTCTTAAATTGTTGATGGACTGAACCAATGCCAAGTTTTGCATATTAAATCACCTTGTATGCGATAACGGGGCCACCACTTTGGAGCTTAATAGAACCAAAGTACCCATAAATCACGGTTCCTTGTGAAAACAGATATGATGTAATTGTATCTCCATTGATAGTTCCATGACTGCCATCTTGAGCAAGAGTTGCAAATGATGCACCGCCAGATCCAACAACTTGAACAGCATAGTATGGGCCAGAGTAAGTTGTTGCAGTATTATTGATAAACGTAAATCCTTTTGACCCACTGGATTTATCTGTTACCGCAACATCATTTGTAGTCGGTGCATAGGAAATTGCAGAGACACTGGAATAAGAAAGACCATCATCATAGTAAATGGTCAGATTGTCAGTATTGGAAGCTCCAGCAAGGTTTGCTGTGCTTTTAAGCGTAATGACACTATTTGTTCCTTGGGAATAAGATTGCGGCCCAGTGCCATTTGCAAAATCATAAAGGATTTGTCCAGTAGTAGCATCAGCAATAAGCAGGACTTGAGACAAGGGAACATTTACGCCAACCAGAGTTATCTGTGCGTTGGCAACATTAAAAGTATAATTGGTACAGATTTGTTTCATTTGTCAGCCTAGTGCTATCGCATAAACAATTGCGATATTGGAGTATATTTGTGTGTTTTGGATATTGGGAACAAGGGAAAGCTGCTCTCTGGTATTTAGCCCAAGAACATATTGTGCATCAGAAGAATTTACTCTTTGAACTGAAGGAAGCGTAATTGGATTGATTGAAGAACCATCTGCGACCACGAAATTCTGTCCATCCCAAGTCACCAAAGATGGGTTTTGACCAGGAACAATCGGATACTGACTTCCACAACCGCAATAGCTTGTGCTGGCTGGAAGCCCTGAATTGCAGCAGTTCTGATTGACTTGGTATTGCATTATGCGAAGGTTTTGATCATTTGCTGGTCACGGGATAACCAACCTCGGAGATTATCCCTCAAGTCTGGTCTCTTGTCAGCAATTTCTTTATAGTGTTGGTCGTTATATTCCCCAATTTTTAGGCACAGGAGATGCGGGTCTTGTGATATTACTGCATTCTCTGTAGCAGGGCCAATCTTTCCATCAATGGAAATCCTAGCACCTAGAGCGTTTAGGGACTGCTGGAGGATCTTGAAAGCTACTCCAAGCCCTTCATTCACGGCAATATTTGCTACTTCTTCTCCTACGCCTTTTGGAAGAAGGTCAGCCCTAGATTCAGCCCAATAAGCATCATGGTACTTATTGGCAATCCATTGGGGAGTAGGATTGTCAGGAAGGTTATCGTACTTTTGGGTCAAACCACACATGGTAATCCCTGCACCATCATTGTCATCCTCCCTCAAGATGTTGCCATCTTTATCCACAGTTGCCTCAACATTGCAGATAAACTTCAGCCAGTTAGTATACCTGTCAGGGAAAATAGTCCTAGAAGCGTCAAGGATGTCTTCTATCTTCATGGAAGTTTATCTTGCGGAACGGTAGGGGTATTATCCTCCAACGCTTTCTGGCCTACCTTGGCTGCTCTATTTGCGGTAAATAAAGCAACAATCCAAGTCAAAGCACTGGAGGGATTAAAAGCTGATGAGGAATTATGGAAATGGGAATAAATCGTGTATCCAATAATTGCCAAAAATGATACAAGGATTGCAATTTCCCAAGTTACAAAAGAAATCCTCAAACTAGAAGGTGTTCCGTTTGTCTCACTAAATAGACCCTTTATGAAATCCATAAGATCAAAGGAAAAATTTCCAAGACGTTTTAAGTCCAAGATAAACAATCACCGCAACTACCGCAGAAAAGGCAAGAAGCCTCCAGAACCAAATAATTTTGAGATCCTGGTAGTGCTTCTGCCTCCAGTAATTTGCGTCATCTTGAGCTTTCTGGAGTTGATTGCCCAAGTCGGCCACCTTCACGGAGTAGGTGTAGAGGCTCTTGTAAGCACTGTCGATATGCTGCTGAAGTTCTTCAACAGCTTTCTTCCCATCTGAAGAGACATATTTGGAAACATCCTTTACGGATGCTTTTGCTCCATCCAGATCTTTGATTACAGCAGCAGGAGAAGGCGTGTAATACGGATGCTTTGTGCCACTTGTGCATCCCGCAAGTGCCACGCAAAATGCTATGGCAAGCCAGTTTCTCACCTAAAGAACAAGTCTCTGGCAACCTTGATGCCAGTCAAGACACCAACGGTAATACCGATAATAAGTGAGATGATTCGGAGGTTAGCCTCAAGTTCCGAAAAGGCACTGACAAAAGCAGCACCGATACTGAATGAGGCTCCAAGGAATCCCGTGAAGATAGTTTCTGAAAGGGAGGTGCCTGAAGGTATCATAGATTTACAGGGAAAGGAAGCCTCAATAGACGTGCAAGCGGAACTCCTACGGAACCACCACTAGATGGCAGTGAAATATTAGGGCTTGATGCAAATGCTCCACTAAGAAGCATTACGTTAATTATTGATTGGGTAGAATGAAAAGTTGCAGTTCCAAAACAATAACCGCCATCTCCATTACTGATTCTTGAACTATCGTAGAAATCAGCAGTCCCATAACATGGGCCAGATAGCGTGGATGTTTCCTTGAAAATACAAGGGTAATTTATTTGTGCAAAGATATTACCACCAGTCAGAAATGTTGCAGAAGCACAAAGGCAGTTACTTCCAGTAGAATCAGAATCAACTTCCGCAACTACTTTAACATTTGTAGTTCCGTTAGGAAGTGCAGTTGCACTAGCACCATTGGAATCAACCCAATTAACCAAATTACCCCAATTATTGTCTGCACTTGAATTGGTAAATTTGACTCCAATTGCCATAAAATTAGCTGATTACGATGTTGGTGATGTTGTTGCTACCATCGTAAGTAATCGTCACGGTAGCCACAAGAACTCCATTTGCATAATACTTAACAAGACCAGGCTGTGCAGGAGTTGCACCATTGTAATTGGATAGTGCGATCTGGTCGTGCGGAGGAATGTTGAATCCTCCAGTAGCATTGTAAATCTGCCAAAGCTGTTCGCTAGAAGTAGTATCAACAAATTGAGCGAATGAAAGAAGAGGAGTCGCCATTTTAGTATAGGTTATATAGCGGGGGCTTTTACACCCCCGCTATAAACTTAATTGTTACTGAAGGAAACCGAAGACGTACACATCCCCGTACACGGAACCAATGCGACCAGCAGTATCAGCCGTGGAAGCCTCGGAAACGAGGGAGGGGTTGTAGTACGAGAAGGTCGTGCTGGTGGTCGAGATGACCGTAACAATGCCATTATAGGCAGCGTTGCCAACAGTGAGAACCTTCACAACGGTTCCAGCCGTGAGCCAAGCAGGAACGCTCGACACCGTAAGGGTCGAGATGTTGTTCGTAGTGGAACGGTTGGTCGTAGCCAGTGCAGGAACCGCAGCAGTGGTGACGTTGACACGGACGCTCTGGGTAGAGGCGGCTCCAGTGCCAGCAGTCGTAGCAGCGGGATCTTGACCGATCACATAGCCATTCGTCGCAGGGGTCAGAATGGTTTGGGACAGGTTTCCAGAAGCACCAGGGCCAGTGGCAACAGGAGTCAGCGGCAGTGTAGCCGTTGCAATGTTTTCACCAGTCGTACCATTGTCGATGGCGACAACAGCGGCGGTTCCGTTGGTTCCAAGGGCATTCTTATACACGATAGTAGAAGTCGTCGGAATGAAGACTTCCTCGTCGAGCTGGAGTTGCCCAAGGGTGTAGGTTCCCGTCTTGGTGAAGTCAACGGCCAGAGGGCCGAACTTGACCAAGGTCAGGTTGTTAGGAGTAGGATTAGGGACGGACATATAATAATGTTTTGTTAGATTTTAGTAGTAACCAGGAGTGTTATACACAACGTTGTTTAGGGTGTAAGCGACATAGACGTTATCTGATCCGACATCAGACACCGTGATGGCAGTAGCCAGAGGGCCACTTCCAGACAGGCTGATAGCACCAGATATCGCAACACCATTCACAGAGCAAGAACCAGTCCCGTTGGCCGTGATAGACCAAGTGATGGCACTCGTAGGAATGGTGAACGAAGTTCCAGTCGTCACCGACACGAAGTACGGTGTCAGGGGTTGCCCCTGCCCAGCATAAAGCAGGGCAGGAGCGTTCAAGACATCCGATGGGGCGTAATCAGAAGGATTCATTGAATATTCTAGTTACTTGATTAGATCGGCTGGCTAACCACACTGGAGCAGACGTAGCAATCGGGAGTGTATTGCGGGACGTAGCTCGGAGACAGGGTGCAGGGAGCAGGGATGATCAGACGGCTGGTGTTCAACCTGTGAAGGATGGAGTGCATCAGCGTAGGATCTTGGAACTGCATACCCATACGGAACTGGTTCCAGAAGAAACCTTGGTCACGCTTGATGTTGCATTCCCAATCGGGGTTCTTCCATTCCCAATCACCAGCGTAGTTCTGGGTCATGCCTTGGGCTTCACCGATACCACTCTGGGACGGGCTGATCCACTTGATCATGGCCTTGTTGACCCAAGGGTTGGTGATACCGAAGTCAGCGTTGTTGTAGGCGGGGTTCTGGACGTATTTGCAACCAAGCTCCGTAGCAACGGGGACATAGGGCAGAACACGCACCAGACGAGGCCAGGTGCTGGAATCGTTGGCGTTGAAGGTCGCAAGGGACGCATTGTACGTCCAATCGACGCTCAAACGGACACCGTTGATGTCGTTGCAGAAGGCGTAGTTACCGATAACACGGTCAATACCCAGGGAGTATTGAAGCTGCTTGTCATCGAAATCACTGACGCTCTCCCACCATCCACCAGACTGCTTGGCATACTGCCAGAGTTGACGGAGGACACGGCTATCGGGAACGATAACCTCAAGGAGAGGACGGCCAGCGGCCTCGCTCACGTCGAGACGATAAGCGTCATCTTCACGCTGGAGGTTGATGAGGATGTCATCAAGGGTGTCCAGAGAGAGGAGTCCGATGTTGCCAAGCTGCGAAGCGGGGAGCTTAACATAGACATAGCCCATGTTGTAGCTGCCTTCATTCGTGCCTTCAAACGGCTGAACGATGAACATCTGGTCATCCTCGGCAACGCAAGAGACGAGGCTCTGGCCGTTGGAGACGGGAACCCAGTGATGTCCAGCACCACCGATCCACTGCGAACGAGCGAACTCTTCATGGACGTTCTTGGTGATGTTGACGTTGGTAGCCATGATGTGATCCATCTCTTCTTGCGGGAAGAGGCGATACATGAAATCGGTAAGCTGATACCAATCGGTACGCATAGCCTTGGTGAAGAGGCTGAAGCTGTAGCTTTCCGTACCAGGGTGAGCAATCGTCTCAAACTGGAAGTCGTCAGCGTTCTGGAGGCAGCGACCGCTTTCGACCTGTTGCCACGGCTGATCGGGATTGTACCAACCACGACCGAAGCGGAAGGCTTTCTGGGTCGGGAGGGTGTTCAGGGGCCAAGTCTCGGTTTCGAGACGACCGTAGTAGATGGAGTTAATCGCCATCTTCTTGATGAAGAAGGGATTGTAGTATGTCCTCGCCTCACGGAACAGGGTGTCCACGTCTTGGCAGGAGGAGAATGTGATGCCATTCTGGGCCATAATATTGTTTGTTTTTGGTTTCTTGATGTGAACCAAAAAGGATCGCTCCCCTTTGGTACACGGTTATAGTGTTAGGGTTTGCGATCTGGCAACCATCGCTGGTCTTCCGTGATCACCCCACTGTTCTCAAGTTTGGCAACCCGCTTATTATTTAATGTCGGTCGCTATCCGACTCGTTGCTTCCACCGAAAACAGTTGGCTAATCACAGCCGACTAATCCAGAGTTAAAATGTCAGTTTTGCTTTTACGCAATTCTTGTAAATCCGTCAATAGATTTTTTATCTATTTCTGAATTTAGCAAAAAGGGCTTCAGGAGTTCGTTCTTCCTCTTGAGATGATTTCCCAGAGGAGGAAGAACTTACGTTTCCCTCCGATGTTGAAGATCCACGCATCTTCTTAATGGTTTCATTAAGTTCTGCGACTTGCTTTTCAAGAGCAAATCTATATGCACGTTGCTTTTTGAATTTAGCACCCTGCTGGAGAACACGGGTAATCTGTTCAGGAGCAAAGCTGGAATTCTCACGAAGGGCGGCTTCTGCAATAAGCTCGTCCTCGCTGGTATCATCATCAATCTTGTTTGATGCGATGACCTTTGCAATTTCCTCTGGATACTTGATCATGTCATCAAGATCTTTTTTGGCTTGATAGAAAGCATCACTCCATCGCTTTGTAATTTGACTCTTGTTCAATGCAGCACGACGAGCTTTTTCTTCCTCGGCTTGAGCCTTTGTAATTTCCCAATTCTGGAGAGCCTCATTTCGAGCCTTTATTTTATAGGCTAGGTTGTTGATGTTGGCAGTGAATTCCTGCTGATCAACGGGGTCAAGATTCTCAAAGATGGCAAGCCTAGTCTGCTTGTAGATTTCCATCTGCCTGGCCCTTTCATTAACATCAGTAGATTTCAAAGATGCCTCATAAGCCTGTATAGCCTTTTGCACTTCAGTAAGATGTGTCGGATCTTCATTAAGAATCCTCTTAATCTCATTGTAACCTTGAAAGATAGGTGCATCATAATTTTCTATAAATACAGGGTCAGCGGGTAGATTTAGGAAAGCATTGGCCTTGCGGAGTTCCTCAAGGTTAGAAGATAGCTTATCTTCACGCTCTTGCTTTTCCTGCATGGTTTTTTCAAGCTCCTTGCGAAGCTCTTCCATCTGTTTCTTTGTTCCACCATCGTCCATCTTGGAACGAAGCTCTTCAATCTGCTTCTCGTATTCAGGTAGCTTTGCCTTCTCGTAATCCTCTACCTTCTTCTTGAGTTCAGCGGCTTCTTTAGCAAGCTGTTCATTGGTCTGTTTAAGGCTTTTGATGTATCCAGGTTTCTTCTCGTCATCAACAAGCGATGCTTTGAACTTTGGTTCATCGTCATTGGACTCTGCTGTTTTTGCAGCTTCCTTTTCAGATGAAATCTGTTCACGCTGTTGTTCGCTGTCTTGATTTAGTTTCTGTGCAAATTTCTTGAAAAGATCGGAAGGATTGCCTTTGGGTGCTTCTTTAATATCACCCTTGAAAAAGTTATCTGCCTGTTTTACTGCTGCATCCCTTGCTGCTTTATCGGCAGCGGCGGCAGCGGCTCCAGCAGTCCTAGCTGCTTCTTCATTTGTGGCGGTAGTGGTTTGTTCGGACATGGTATTGTGTGTGGTTGTTTATTTTCTGGCTGAAACTTCTTCTGGTGTAAGTCTATCGTCGAGATCGGGATCGAAGTCTGGAACTTGTGGTACTGAAATCGGCCTCTGAATTACATCTAATTCTGTAAACTTGTTGTCATTAGCATCCCCTGCATATTCCTGCAAGGCTCGGAATACGGCAACTACGGTAGCGTGATCATGCTTGACCAATTCCTCGTAGATCGCTGTCTTGAGTTCGCTATATCGTTTGTCGTTTACAATTGCGGCGGCTAGATTAACGGTATTTTTATCCATTTTCTTTTCCAATTTGCGGGTTGCTTTGTGCTATCTGTTCCTGTGCTTGGATGGCTTGCTGTTGTGCAGCCATTTCCTGTGCATTCATTTGATCGTTATGATCAATTTCCTGTTCATGTTGGTCTTGCGACTTTTGCGTCTCGACCCAATGTTTGTTTCTCTGAATCTGAATATCGTTAGCGGCCTTTGCCCTCTTGGTGGCAATATCAGTTGAAGCCTTCTCCATTGCATTTGCATTGTGGAGTTGTGCCTTCTGTGCCAAAGCAGCCAGCTTAATGTCTTCCTTCTTCTTCATCGTGTCAACGATGATGGCCTCCCTTGCGACAAGGGCTTGCAGCTTGGCGTGATTCTCATCCATTTGGCCTTGACCTCCCTGTTGCTGTCTTGCCTTGGACATTTCAGAAAGCTGGCTACCAAGCTCATCAACACCACGCTGGAGTTGCTGTAGCTGTTGAGCAAATTGCTTGGCGAGATTCTTTTTGGAAGGATCTTTCTGGATATATGCAAGGTGGGCAACCATATGCGGCCCCTTGAAACGCATGAGACAGGCGTAGATGTCACGCATGAGTTCAAAGGTTTCGTCCTCATCAATCTGTGATCCCTGCTGTCCTTGCTGCATGGATTGTGCAGCGACTTGCATGGCCTGTTGAGCTTCTTGCATGGAAGCAGATGCATCTTGGAGATGACCCTGAAAATGCTCAATGTGATTCTGGTCAGGATAGACCTGGAAGTTGGCAGGATTACCCTTGGGATCAGTCATGCCAATGTTCTCCATTGAGATGATTCCCTTCTCGTCAGGAATATCAATCTTGGTCTGCTGGAAGTAACGGCTCACGTTTTGGCGACCATTCAGGGCGGCAATAGCGTCTTGGATTGCATTGGCTTGCCCCTCATTCATCGGAGTCATTCCCGTGAGGGATACAGTCTGCTGTGCGGCCATCAGCTTGTAGGATGGGCTACCAGATCCAGCCAGCATATTGCTTTCAAGGTTTTCGATGTTCTCCCACTTCCATGCTTCCTCTGGGACACCGTTCTCCATCATAAAATCAACAAACTTCTGTTTGAGTTTGTAGCCATTGCCTCCCTTGGTCGTGCGGCTCATACGCTTGTAAAGTAGCCTTAACCAGCGGGTCTGATTGTCATTGAATCGACGGATCTGTGTTCCTTGGAGTTTTGCAGATTCAGCGGCATCCAGTTCGGCCTCGCCCTTTGTCCTCTGCTTTCCACCCTTGTTTGCCATACCAATATTGTAGGCTCCAATGCCACGATACAGATCGGCTTGGTAAAATTGAATTCCAGCAAGGACTTCTTGGAAGGGAATATTTACGGAGACTTGGTGAGGTTCGACATCTTGGGGAAGAACCATCCAAGGCATCCACTCCATTTGCTTGAGCTTTTTGGTAGCTTCAGCTGAACCACCTTTGAACATCAGTCGGGTATTCCAGTCCACAGAATCCATAAAGCGATTCATGTGGATGTCGTAGGCTCGGCATTGGATGAAGATTGCCTCTGCCAGACCCTGGATCTCATGCCAGATGCCACTTCCTGTGGAATCGCACATTGGAGCAATAATGTCTTCCCATCCATCTCCATCCTTCTCGACCCAATCCTTCCTGTAGTAAAGGAAGCCAGTCTGGTCACGATACTCTTCCTCGGTCAGATCCTTCCGGCCATTCTCTTTATAGCCAAGGACAAGTCCACCGTAGTTTTGGAGGAGCATCATCTTGCGACATCACGCAGCCATTCCGTATTGGTATAGGTATTGCGGTAGTTTGTGGTGAACATTCGCAGGGCATCGACGCAAGCCCAGAAGTTCCATCCCATATCGGTAGCGTGTTTTTGTGCATTCTCTGGATCTTCTTCACCTCCAGTAATCTTGAGCCAGAATTCCAGCGGGGTATAGGAACGCTTGATGCAAATCTCACCAAGGTTGGTCAGGTCAGCAAACGTCTTGTCAGGGATGAGTACGTTGGAATTGTGGAAACTCTTGGTCGGCCATCCATCACGATCCTCTGCAATCTCAAATCCCTTTCCGTAAAGCGTCATCTCCTCAACATCCAACTCGACGTTGTAGTTGTATGAAGGCCAAGCACGAAGCATACGATCAAATCCAACGCTTATCAGATCGCTCCAGATTTTCTTCTCGGTAGGATTGCCCAACTTGGTCGTGATGTTGGCAGCGGTATTACGCTCCATTACCATGTCAACAAAGCTGGACTTCTGATTGTCCACGATAAACTTCATTTGACGGAATGGCACGTTGCTCATTCCTGCAAGTTGGCGGGAAGCTACTTGCGAATAATCAGTCGGTGGAAATCCCTTATAACATTTGTAGATACGGCCCCACTTACGCTCACGGCCAGCGTTGTCTAGGCGAAGATTCCAGCAGATTGTAAAGGCATC